TGGCCATATGAAATTGGCCAGGACCCTAGTTGGTTTGTAAAACCACTGTCGTCGATCTACGGAAGCGTCTACAACACCGTTGTATTCGCGCAACCGCTTAGGTCCGATTGCAGTGCAGAGTGCACCCCAACTTAACCCGTCCGAGAAGCGCCCGGACACGCGATCGCCATACAACCTATTAACACGGGAAACCCGAGTATAGGTCTTAAACCACCATCCGTCTAGACCAAAACCAGCTCTCTTTGGTGAGAGCTGATCAAAGTCCACGTGGTAGTGGCCGTCTCCATAGCCCGAAGGGCCTAAGAGACATGTATGGATGTGTCTCCACTTCAGCAGCAAGTCGTGGTATTTACGCAAGGGATTTGCACCCCGAGCGCACCAGGCACGAACGCCGTTGTGGAGCTTAACCACATCCTCAGTTGACTTTGGTAGTCTTCTGAGGTAAACAGGAGTACAATCCAAACCGCCGAAAGCATCACAGCCACACGACTCCCTGAAGTAGGAAGTCGCGAAACTTTTCCGTTCGTTAACGGAAAACCCGCAAGCTACAAGGAGATCGCTAACCTCCCCATAAGCTTCGGTTGGCAGGATGATATCATCACCAAACACGCTGACGTTCTCCGTAACCGTGCTCGCGAGAGCATAGAAAATCAGAGATTCCAATTCGAAAGTGAATCCATTTCCCATAGAGGAAAACTTTTCATTCAAACGAGTAGAACCGTCAGGCCAAAGTGTGTACCGCGACCGTAGTCGATCGAGCTTCACAGCCCAGTCGATAGGTACAAGCTGGAATACCAGCTCTGCGGAAAGCGTGTCGCTAGCCATAGAAAGATCAATGGTAGCGAGATCACCGGATAGTGACCCCTCAAGGGCACGCCTCTGGTTGATAGACTGGTCATTTAAATCGACACCCACCCTTTTGAGGCGGTGCCGAATGTATGACCCTACAGCAAGCTGCAGTCGGATGTTCACATGCGGTTCGTAGCATATGACCCGATCAGTCTTGGCGGATTTAGGCACAGTTATCATTGTATTCCCCTCTACGATCGAAAATGTCCTTGGGAGGACACTAACAGGGCCATCGGCGTTAAGAACCGCAGCCCCCCATAGAGGTGAATCCTGGAGAAGGCGGAAGCCGTCCCCCCAGGCTGATAACGTAACGTCTAGTCGGCTAGTATACTTCCAAATACTAGCAACTTCGTCGCCAAAGGACGCTGATGTGCGCCCAGGAGACCACCCCGCGTCCGTTAAGGACGTAGGAAGAGGACCTAGGATTGCAGCTATCTTCTGCTGGCAAGCAAACAATCTCGCTTGCAGAGCCGGGTTCACACCCGGAAAAGATAGTAGTTCTCTTAAGCCCTCATTGGCCTTCCTACAACGAAGTTCCGCATCATTTGCGGAGGCGATCGCCACTCCCTCAAGATCAATGCCGGTTTTGAGACCAACACATTTCGAAAGGAACTTAGTGGCAGCATAATCTAAACGGAATTTCTCCGCATCGTTATACTGCAATGGATCGATCGTCAGCTCTACCAGGTCCCGGTGTGAACCGCTACTGTAAAGCAACCAGACGGTCAACGCCCGTGGAGAATCCAGGGCATCGAGGTAACCGAAGATCAACGAATCAGCCTCAGCCTGTTCGACCTTGTCGAACAGGAGGATATGAGGCCTACTTGCTTTGCGTCTCTCGGGTAGAGAGACCAAGCGCGTTGAGGATTCCTTCGATTGAGCCGGCTTGCGCCGGCGGGGGGACTTGTGAAGCACAAGTTTTCTCCTTGATGAGATCCAGGACAGGAACACCGACCGTGAGGCCGGCGACGACGGCGATCGTGGAGACCGCAGCGATGGTGAATCCGGAAGTTTTATTGTTCCGAGTTACCATGCGGCCTCCCGCTTTTCGATCGCGTCCTTCAAGTAAGTCGTGGCCGTGAAATTCTTCACGTAAGCCGCGATATCCTTGAGTTCCTGTGCAGATGCACGCTCGTGAGCCCACACCTCGAGTACGGCTATTGTGCCGTACGCACGGGTTGGAGGGGGGACGAAAGAGCCGCCTGAACCAGGCGACTCCAACGTAGGCACGTCAATGACGTACCGAAACTTCTCCATCCCGTTCGCGTTGACAGGAGAGTGAGTCTCCGTGATGGTCAGGAAGCCCACGGCGGATGCCGGGGCCTGATCTTTCCATACGGCGACGCTCTTCTTGTCTGGCTGCAACATCGCCCCCTTGGGGCTAAATGTGTGAGCAACCGGGGTACCTGCGCCATCATTGATGACGATGTTCGCTTGAGCTCCCATTTGGGTAGCTCCTTTCTTCATGGAATTGTGCTTTACGCACGATTCTCCCTCAACAGGATTGTTAAAGGAGGTTCTCTAGGAATTTCACCTAAAACTTCACACGAGTCGTCGCGCCACGGGCCACGACGAATTATAGACGCAAGCGTCTATACCCGAGGTCTAACCGGCTAACTTGCTGGTTAAGTAGCGAGATGCTCGTGAACATCTTCGCTAACGACAACGATCCACCGCCAAAGCTTGGAAGCTCCAACGATGGTGGTACCGTCATCGGTATTCTCTGGGCGTAGACCGATTCACACAGACTGTTAAAGCCTGTGCTTGGGGCCTTGACTCTAGTGTACTGCTTGGTGTGAACCCTGCAGCCATAAGAGCCCCCTACGTGTACAAAGCGTAGAGGAACGTCCAAAGCGGATAAGTAGCTCCCTACGGGGAGAAACCAGTCTGCCACAAACGAAAATGGCACTAGTTCCCAAGCTACCTCCAACGGGTTCAGTAGGCCGAAGCGGCCTGGTAAGTTCCCGTCTGTGACTCTACACTTCCAAATGCCTCGGAATTGTGAATCACTAACCCTATCTTCCCAACCGGTTACTCGAATATAGGAGCTATACGCGATTATCAGTTGTTCGGGAGAGTAGTAAGTCGCGTTCTCAATTACTTTCGAACGTACTTTTATCTCCTTCGACGCCGGACGATCAACCACATCCATGAGGGTGTTGGTCGCGTCTCTAACATCATTAAGAAAGGGCATCCAGCCGTACTTGTATTCCAGCCAAGCGTTCGCTGCAGCATCTTTGGCGTCTTCGCCAAATGCTTTTTTGAAACGCTTAACTGCCGTCATCCCGGGAGGGACAGCGGATCGATGGAATTCCCGAAGAAATCCCACTATGTCACCCTTACGGAGGCTAAAGGCCATGTAAGCTAGATGCTCAGCTCTCTGAGTCACCATCGCTACAGTCTTCCCAGCTTCCGCCAGAAAGACCGGTGCATTCCATTGTTGACCCTTCGCATACTTAATCAGTTTCCCATTTAGCCCGTTGTACGGATACACCGGGCTGCTTGGAATATGACTAAAAGTCGTATTGAATGGTCCCATCCAGTAGTTGTCCTGATAATAGCCAGTCGGAACTACAGCCGTACCCCATGCGGGGTCGACCTTCATTTCGGCATAGCTAAATGCATTGTCAGGCAACGTAGCACCTGTGGCACGGAGATGCGCAAAGCCAGGGGTTCGCACCCATGACTTCGCCTTATAGTCCTTAATGCGGCCTTCATATCCGGGTTCATTATACAATACAACACCATCGCCGAGGCGAGTAATGCTGTAGAACCCCTTGGTGAAGACCGTTTTGCTGACCATTTATCTCTCCGTTGTTTCGTTTGAGCTATCCAACAGACTAGCTAGGCTAGCAAGCTAAGTTGTCGTGGTCCCGCCTTTTGAGCGGAATTCGGACCCCCCAGTAAAGTTGGATCTGGAAACTTTGTGGGCCCGTAACAGCACAAAGGGAAGTCAGGGTTCATGCCGATCACGTAGCCGCACTTTTCACAGCGCGACCATACGAACGACAATTCGAGCCAAACAACATCCTTAGGCTTAACACGGGTTTCCATAAAGTCCCTTCCAGTTTGGATGCCAAGACGGCACTCCTCGGCTACGAGCCGAAAAGCGAACCCCCCCGAAACGGG